TGTGCGTTTACGACCTCTTCCGAACCATCTACCATGAGCAGTTTATCAGATAATCCAGCGGTGATGTAATGAATCCCCTTTTCTTCGCAATTTTTTGCATACGACTGGCTATTTTTGAAATTTTCAAGATTTAAATTGACGATCGTATCTTCCTTGTCGCACCATTCTATCAATTGATCCATCGTCCTTTCGTGTTCGTAATCATCTGGATTGATGAAGGTTGCGATAGTGCGAGGAGTCGGCATGTTTAACGAAAAATCTGCGATCGTTTGATGCACTTGTGCATTCTTAAATGGTGTAAGTTTAGTCTTGTATTTGTCACACACATGAACGTTTTTAAATTGTTGCATGTCCCGAATAACCTTAAGGCTATCCGGGTTAACCCCAACGATACCATACGAAGACATCTTAGTTTTACTTTGTATTGATTCTTTTATATTCCTTCCACCCGTACATGGACATATCTGTATGGTCGCACCATTGATAGATATCGTCGTATCCCATAAAGTTGCGAGCGTCCATACCGGCATCTTTACATTGAAGACATGTATGCATGTTATCGTCAATGATTGTACCTATTGCGAGTGAACGACATATATCAAGCTTGGATATTTCAAAGTCCGTGTAACTGTTTGTTAATACGACATCATCGAATATACCTTCAAAATGCTGTGCAAGCCAGCTTTCTGTCCGGTCACGTACAATATCTTGTCTACCTGTAACTGCATACACCTTATCAAATTTACCACGGATTTTAACCATGCCTATCTGTGAGCCGGGAATGGGTTTGATTTCCGAAAATTCGCGTGTTTTGTAAAAATCACGGACCATAGCGGCTGATTCTTCTTCTGTTATTCTAAACATGTCTTTGTACACATATTCATATTTAGTGTTGTTACAAGGCATCTTTATACCTTTCCATCGAGCCATGGGTCGAACAAAGGGCATGAGGACTTCATCGATATCTATCGCTATACGCTTCATATTACTATAACATCATTCGTAATCTCTAAATGCTATTCCGACCGGAAATCTAGGTACACCGAGCTCTGTGAGGTTTTGGTATTTCACCGTGAGCATCTTTCCTATGTACATATCTCCATTCTTAAACATCTCACGTCTCTTTTCTTGTGTACCTTCCGGTCTCACGGTAAATTCCTGTCCTTTTGGTGTGACGCACACCCACGTAGGTGTACCCACGTCCTTCCCTGTACACTCTCGCATCCCAATGACTTTGTATTCATCGGTCACGAAATCTTTGTGTTTCAATAGGTAATTGCTTCGCTTACCAATTTCATACACACTCGATGGTTCACGAATCATAGTTCCCTCGTATCCAGCATCCATATACTCTCTATGTACAAGTGCTAAATCCTTCTTTGATTGTACCCACTTTGTTTCCACAGTGACTCTTTCTAACCGCTCATCAAATGTGAGATCGGGTCTGTTTGTATCAAAATAGTCAAACACGTGAAACTCGAGCGCCTTTGGATTTGTTTTGAACAGGCTTGTGATTTCCTCAAAACTCTTCGATGGGTCATAGCATTCACCATCGAGATATTCACCATCCTTGAGGCTCTTTCCCCAATGTTCTGTCCCAGGTACGATTTTACCGGTTCGAGACATACCACCCTTGTTAGACACGAGGAGACGAACCCCGTCTATTTTTGGTTGAACGTAAAAAGGTTCGGAGATGTGTTTTTGGCGATCTTCCCATTTATGAGCCAGCATCGGTGTCACAGGGATTTCCTTCTGATTTTCCCACATAGTCTTCGCACGTTTGAGAGCGCTATCATATCCAAGCTTCACATGAATTGTGGAAACGGATTCTTTTCCACCGACCAGACCAGTCTTTTTAACGATTTGGGCGGTTCCGTCCGGCAGCTTCTCGACACTGATATTAAAATATCGCTGTCTGCCTTTAGAATCTGTTTTAAAAATTGTTTCCATTATTTATAGTAAGGGTAGATATGATTCCGGTCGTAAATTACGAGCGAATGGAGAGACTTAGGCCTCCCCCACCCACGAATATTCCATTAAATGCGAATACCGCGTGTATAGTTATTATAATATTAGCTGTGATTGGTCTCTACAAAAGGAGTGTTGATGTTAGTCAATCGAGGTCACGACATTATACTTGAGACATTCTTCGACGTTCAAATAGATATCCTTCTTCATAAGCTTCTTGAATTCCTTTTCTGGGATTTCAGTCTTTTCACCATAGACCTTCGTGATCATATCCATAAACTTGGAGCACGAATCCATTTCATTTTTGAGGTCCTCGAACTTGCCCCAGAAACCATTCGTGGACAATTGGTGAATGAGAATGTGGGCGTTCTTACCCATGCGACGTTCATGACCCCCGAGCAACATGAAGGTCGCAGCGCTACAACACGCCCCTTGAGCGATGGTGACAACCTTGACTCGGGACTTTTCGATGATGTTCATCGCACTGAGCCCAGCAAACATTTCACCTCCATCACTACAGATGTTGATTCTGATTTCTGGCTTAAATCCAGGAAAGTCGATAGATTGCTTCAACAATTTGTTTTCGAGTTTCTTGAACTCTTCGGTAAACTCTAAGATATCATCCGTCGTCACATCACTGTAAAAGAACATTTCATTTCCAATGATGCGAGTCGTCTTGAAATCATCTTCAGCGGCAGCACCGATTGGCAAAATGGTAGGAGCTGGCATCTTATGTTATGTATACGTATACACGTTTTAAGTAAGTTTTGATTGATAGTCCTTAATCTTCTTCTTGATTTGTGATACCTCTCGTGGTTTGAGTTTGTTTCCTATACACAAGTGATTAATGACATCAAAATCCTGTGGTGTGAGTTCGTAATGTGTGTACATTTCCATATTTCCATGTTTTGCATATTCTCTCATGAGTGAAAGTTCGTGGTGAGACATGCCATTTGTTTTTCTTGAAATATTTGCGAGTTTTTGGCTTCTCATTTTGTAATTACCATATTTTGTCCAAAAGCTACCGGGTCTTATGATGTTTTTGTCTATCTTTTCACCCAGGTAATATGAGGTAGTTGTTATTATGGAATTTGTAAAGTATAACATAGAATCCCAAAATCCGTTGTATATACTCGTGTCGTGTAAATCTGCATCCGAAAGAGCTTGTGAAATTTTGTGTATATTTACATTTGCCGATTCTGGATAATTTTCATGTACAATTCCCCATATGTGTCCATGTTCACACATAGCATCACTACTGTTTACCAATTCACGGTCACATAATAGTGATATGGCAACTTCTTTTGGTTCGACGAATTCATCTTTTTCATCTGAAAATTCTATGTAATGAAAAAAGTTATGTATGTTTCCTTTACACCTTTCTGCCGCTTTCATGGCGCCATACACACCCGGTCTCAATGAAGCAATTTGTTCGGGTGTACGTTTTGGTATTATTATGAGTTTGAAATTTGATATGAGATACACACTCGTTGAACATACTATAAATGACCCTTTTGTGAACGAGTTGCCTTCAGACACTTGATCTACAATTTGTCTTTGTGCAATTACTTCGTGTCTATAGTCGTCTAAATATGTATACATTTTAGAATTTTTTAGTTCTTCCTTAAATTTTAAATCGGGTGTTATTTCTATTGAGTTAGATTCATCTAACACAGAATTAAGTATGAATGTTTTACCCGCGCCACATGCACCACATATCATTACATTTTTACCTTCATTCACGTAGGTACGTAACAGGTCTATTTCTTTTTGGTGGAGCGTGTTGGGTGCAATCTTTTTTTGTGTTTTTATTTTAACGAAGGTATCCATGGTTGAAAAAGGAAATGATGATCTCGCTAATCAGGCTATAGATATTATTTTTGAAAATAATGCGATTCAGGACAGATTGATAGACCCAATAAAAAGGAAGGTTATCCCTTACCTATTATGTTTTGGTGTCTTTAATTTAACTTTGTTTGTATTGGTTGCTTTTATAGCTAGCCGTGTGTTCACTCATTCCTCTTCTTCGTCTTCTTGAGTACCGGATTCCACGTCAATCTCACTTTCTTCGACAACTGTCTTTTTTGGTACTTTATTTGTGAATGATTCAACAATACTCGACGCTCGTCGGCGAATTCCAGTATTTTTCAAAGGATCTCCCATACGCCTGCTTCCGGGCATAACACGACCCCGTAATTCATCGAGTTCATCCTTTAATTCTTGGTCAGTCATGTTTCTTTCTCTAGGATCCTTGAGAAGACTCAGAATGGAATATTCCTTAATCGCCTTGAATGGTAATATTGGATCGATGTGTAGGATTTCTGGTTTCTTGAATATGTCGTCATTGGGGAATTCGTAATCGAACGCTTTCAATATCTGCTTAGGTATAGGTGGACTTTGTTCGATAAGACGGTCCATTTCCTGTTGACAATCGTGAACCATTTCGGCACCATCCATACTTCTGTTTACGAGTGGAAGATTGAGTTCAAGTCTAATTTTACGCGACAATTTCCCGTACGACTGTGACGCGGAACGGTGACTTTCCATGAGTTCATTAATCTTAAGGAACTGCATGATTGTTGCGATGATACCAGCTATGAGATTTAAACCACCAATGATTGATGGTACGGACGAACGAATACTAAGCGGAAATTGTTCTTGTGCAAAGTTAGCCGTACCTGTGATGGTCGAAAGTACAATCACGGGAAGTGTGAACCGCATACTTAATTTTTGAAACATAAGGAAAGCTTGGTAATTCATGTATCTCCAACACGCGGCGGCTTCACCCCATTCTTTGAGAATCTTTTCTTGTTGTGTGTGCCATTTCTTTGGTGGTTCGGGTTTCTCTATGTCTTTGGGAAACCCCTCGATGGCGTTATTATTTTCTTGCTCCATATAAATAGATGAATATTATATTCTTCATTCACCTCGTATTATTTATTGCGACTCTCGTAATTCCTTTCCTGAAAAATACGCAGTTGCTTGAAATGTATAGCATACTCATACCATTCATCTTTTACCATTGGTCCGTGAATGACGACACGTGTGCACTCACGCAAATGGAAATGTACGTGACCGGAAATAACAAGGAAGAAACATTCTTTGGTCGTATCATGGGACCCATATATATGATGGAGGACACGGAAGCAAATAAATTTTTGAAAACTATATTGTTTTGCCTTTGGTTGTTCGTTCAATACAGACTTGGTCGAATTGATTTAAAATGAAACTAGCCTAAGTTGTGTACATTCATCTAAAAAACAAATGGATTACAAAGAACCTAAAAAACGGGTTACCAAGAATGATAAGAAACACAACAAACAAGTATATTCACAGAAACACATTAGAATAATGCAAGACATAGTATTAAAATCTAAGTCTATTAATAATGAACGCAAAGACTAAACACACGGCTATGCTCATAACTATATTCGTGCTCTTGCTCATAATTTTGTACATGCTCACGAAGCCTCAACCAGTGAAGCGAATTCATACGAGAGAACGCGTGCGTGTTCCAGTTCAAATACCGGTCGAACGTGAATTCAGAGAGCCACCAATCAAAGAATACAAACCACAACACATTCAGCAGATGGGTGTTCTCGTCGGTGAAAATAACGAGACTTTACCTTTGTATGGTAAGGAAGTTAGAGGTCGGAGAGATAGTTACCATTACTATACGGTAACACCCGGTGATCAGATGTACTCTCTTCCAGTGTCTATAGGTGAAAGAGACTGCATGGATGATATAGGATGTCAAGAAATTTACGGAAACGAAACCGTAAACGTTTTGGGACAAACTGGTGATTTTTCGGCGAAATTGTACCGAACCGATAATTTTTTCTAACTGGTTTTCTCTTCTGATTTAGGTATCATGCTCATGACTCTGTGAATTGTGTCGATGGTAACGAGTAAGTTCAGTACAAGACACGTTGCGAGCGATGCGTATCCAACTGGTTTCAACGGTACTGGAACCCCCCATCCTATTAAATTTTTACGCATAGCATTTGTTATTAAGATAAAACAACAAAGAATTGATAATGCGGACATTGAGTAATGTTTGTTTTTATCAAATGGGACGGTCACACTAAATGCATCTTGACCTGGAAATACTTTTATACCTAGTAGGTTTAATATAGGAAGAATAATAAAGGGTATCATATGTTATTTACATATATTTTATATCGAGGCCGAACTTCGTTTTCATGAACCGAATCGCATCTCGCATGTTTGGTTCGCTCCATAAGAGCCACCTCGACCAAAATCCCGCTGTCTTCAAACCCGAGATTCCCCAATCCTCGAGTTTGCTCTTCGTCACCCGTAACATGCGTTCGTGTACCTTCTGTGGATCACTGAATTTACGAGTATCTCCACCACCGTGTCGTAACACATAGAGACGCATACGCATGGGGTCTTTGTGTATGGTATAGTCTGTGTATCCTTTACCACCAAAGTCTACGTAATCACCGTCTTGGAAGGTTACTCTATACTTCTTATCACGCATCGGACTTTTCTTGAGAGTGACTTTCATTATTATGTACATCTGAAAATTTTCTAAAAAATTATTTTTTTTTTCAAAACTTTTTTCTTTCAAAAGAAAGTTTCTAAAAAATTATTTTTTTTTCAAAACTTTTTTCTTTCAAAAGAAAGTGTAAAAAATAAAAATTTTTTTTTATTCATTTTCGAGGAGACCACTGAATAAATTTAGGATATCGGCAAAATAGTCGAACGATGCACCTACAAAATTACCTTCGTAATTGCGTCTCAGTATGTTATTGGTATCATATATGACAAAGAGAGCAAACAGTGGTACGATGAGTTCAGAGTATTTCTTACCCGTGAATAACCTTACCAAAATCAAACCTATGAGACACGTGAACAAAATCGAACCAAGCATTCGAAGATCATATCCGAGTGTGTATGTGATGACACCTAATACAAACATAGTGATGAAAATCGTGACTGCATCAAGTAAAGCTTCTTTTACGTCTCTCTTACCCCGTGTACCCAAGAACATACCCGCGACTGCAGACAAAGCAGTGAAAAGCATGAAACGCGTGATAATGTTCTTTGTAAACGCAAACATGAGAAGTGCGACAAACCACGCAACCATGTATGTGAGTGCATTTTCGGCGACAGCCTTACTCATTTTTGGATCTTCTATGGTAGCCTTCGCAAAGCCGTATGCCACGAGTGACTGAAATATCAAGTTTGCGAACACCTTTGATAGGAACATTCTATTACTATACACATGTAAATTAATTTACTTTTTCAAAAGGAGGTAGTGGTGGTACAAGTGAATACCATTAATGTACAAACCAATGGAGAGTGGTATCAACAAAGCTGGTCGCTTTTTGTACACGGCTGGAAGTGCCATGATCACCGCGAGAAGCACCATGCTAAAATAAATCACTGGTGGCGCAATCAAACCAGTCTGTGTTCTCGTGAGACCCATGAAGAAACGTTTATCGAGTGTGTCGACTTCGTCAGTTGGTTCTGGTGCGTAGTATTCTTTTCCTTTATAACCCGGCATTTATTATATATGAAGAAAATATTGAAATATCTACTATGTTCGGCTGTATTGGTGGCGTTCGATTACTTTAAGAATCCAATTGACCGCCTGTACTTTAACAAACCCCTCAGACCACTCGTTGGAATTCGAAACACACTCATAGATATGTTTTTTCATAGACCATTTTACTACCCAAAGGATTACAGTGATTTATGGATTATTCGTCTGTACTACAGAGAATTAAGGGACGCTGTTATTTCTGGTATGAAAAATGCTAAAAAGTATTATTTTCATGATGATGATTCGTGGTTCGAAAAGAATGAAAATTATTACTATTACAAAATCGAAGACTTTCCGCTCATAAAGAAACGAATCGACATGATACCATGTGTTGCGGGTGGAATGATCGCAGTGATGGAAGGTCCCATGTCTATACCACCCCACCGCGCAGAACACAATTTATATCTGAGATACCATCTCACACTCGAAGGTACGAGTACACTCGATACCGAATACGAGACACACGAGCACAAGGCGGGCGAAGATTTGTTATTTGATCACTCGAGATACCATAAAGTTGAAAAGACCACGGATGATAGAAGAATTGTGTTGATACTCGACATTAAAAGATTCTAAATTATGAGATGATGCCTACACACAGCCTCGTATGTTTCACATCCACCTACGAGTTCTAATTCATTTGTGTCTACGAGACGTTTTGTAAATGGACCTGGTGTCCCGTCTTTACAACGCATACACAACGCTGATAACTTCGTCACGCTATCGGAGATGGGTATACAATCTATGACTTCACCAAATTTTTCTTGTTTATAATCTGCATCTAGTCCTGCGAGTATGATCGTCTTATTTAGAAAAATGCACATCTGTACAAATCCCTTCAGATTAACAAAAAACTGAGCTTCGTCCACAGCGACGACATCTGAATCACAGAAATTTTTATCCAATAGCGCATCTGCGAGTTTGTTTACTTTGAGACAATCGAAATCAATACCATCATGACTATGTATGACGTCCTTTTCTGATCTCGTGTCTTTCGACGAGTTTATCACAGATATGCTTTTACCGAGAACTTTGTATCTCTTCAGACGTCGGATGAGTTCCGACGTCTTACCTGAGAACATATTACCTATGATTATCTCAACACTCATCTTATATGATTTTGGTGTCTTTTGTTTAACTAAGTCAACATGTGAGTTATATAAAATCAAACATGTTTCACAGGGCTTCTTATAAGGGAAGAGAGGGTGTTTATTTTCAAAATTCAGGAAAAGTGTGTTTTGAAAATAAAATTTTTGATAGCATTGCAGACGCAATTAAATTTTTCGGAAGATAAAGTATGACGAAGATCATCACGGCGAACTTCCTTATCTGGAAGGGTATGGATTTACAGAGTGAATCCAGGACGAAGAGACCCAAGATCAAATTAAAGGGTAAATATGAATGTCCAGCGTGTTTGGACAAACATAAAATTTATTGTCCGGATACGGATTCATATAGGAAATGTAGACGCTGTGATGGATCTCGCATCATTAATTATGATTGGTTTGATTAAATTATATGTAATAAATAAGATGACCCTCACTGATCAGGAAATATCTAAGAAGATTCGCGAACTGCGAAAAACGAAGGGTCCTATGTATGCACCCCTTACATATTTCAGAGGGCTCAAGACACTCAAGGACGTAGAAACTAGGTACATGAAAATGAAAAAGAAGACATATACGAAATTTTCTACCGATAAAGGCGTGAAGACACGCACCTCTTCGTACACGAAACGATTCCGCGAAAAATACCCGAACGCAAAATCCCTCCCCGAAATAGCGAAGGCGACCAAGATACCATTGAAGACACTGAGAACCGTATACGATCGAGGTCTTGCCGCGTGGAGAACCGGGCACCGACCTGGTGCTTCTCCACAGGCGTGGGCCTATGCGAGAGTGCATAGTTTTGTGATGAAAGGGAAGACGTATTACACGGCGGACCGGGATCTGGTTTGAGCACCTCTCATTAAACTCGCAACTGTTTTAGCGCTGGGCGTCTTCGCGGTCTTCGCGGTCTTCACGGTCTTCGCGGTCTTCACGGTCTTCGCGGTCTTCACGGTCTTCGCGGTCTTCACGGTCTTCGCGGTTTTCACGGTCTTCGCGGTCTTCGCGGTCTTCGCGGACCCGGTTTGTCTCATTAAACTCATGACCGTGTTAGCACCGGGTGTATTTATTCCGTTTACATTCCGCTTCGCACTCAGATTATTTTTTACACTGTTCGCCCATGTGACCTGTTTAGTGGTCCTGGCGCGCTTGACCCGACTTGGTGGACTTGG